TGGTAGGATGTCCGTAGTGGGCAGTCAAAGCGCAGAAGCAGCAGGCCCGAGCACCGGCATGGCAGCCGGGGGCCTCGTGGCAGATCAGATCGCAGCCGCCGGGGGAGACTCCGAGGGTGGCGGCACCAGCACGGTCGTGGTCCCTGCCATCGTGGCGCGGGACGGCGAAATGGACAAACTCACCGCTGGCGGTCGCAACGCCATGCTCGCCTTCATGCGCGAGAACGCGGGCAACATCAACTCGCTGCTCGACCGCAGCAACGGAAGAGGCTAATCTCATGGCATGTGTATGGATCGAAGGGTTTGAAACCCACCGCATTTCCACTCAGTTCTCGCGGAAGTACGCGAGCTTCTCGGGCAACTACCCCTCTGCGGCGGGGCGGGTGTTTGGAACCTCGGGCAACATCCAATCGACCGTAGCGGTCACGCCCACGTTCGCGTCGGACAACACGTTCGTCATGGGCTTCGGTTTCCGCATCAACTCGTTCCAGTCGATCACGGCCAACCAGGGCTGGTACGTCGAGACCGGCACGGCGGAACAATGTCACTGGGAGGTTGACGAGCACGCGACGCTCGGCTTCCGGTTCATCCTGTACCGTGGAGCCACGTCCGTCGCCACGTCCAACTACTTCGACTACGGCGTGTGGCACTACTTCGAGTGGAAGATCACCGTACGCACCGGCACGAACGGCGCGTACGAGCTGCGACACAACGGCGTGCTCGACATCAGCGGCACCTCGGTCAACCTCGCCAACAACGCGACTGACGGCTGGGACGTGCAGGCTGTTCGCTTCACGCAGAACCTCGGCACGAACTTGCGGCTCGACGATATGTATATCTGCAACGGGACGGGCGCGAAGAACAACGACTTCCTCGGCCCGTCCATCGTCGAAGGTGTCCTGCCCAACGCCGAGGGTGCTACGATCCAGTGGACTCCCATCTCTGGCACGGACAACTCCGCGAACGTGGACGACATCGCTACTTCCTCCCCGGACGACTCGGGAGCTGGCGGCTACAACTACTCGGACACGAACGCGCAGCGCGACCTGTACGACTACCAGGATCTCACGCAGATCACCGGCACGATCCATGCCGTCCAGGTGGGCACGCAGCTCGCCATGGGAGCAGCGGGCACGCGCGTGGTGAAGACCAAGTACCGCGACCCGGACACAACCGTGGTGGACGGCGCTTCTCATACCGTGGACTCGACGAGCTACGACGAGTTCACCGAGACCTTTGACAACAACCCCCACTCAGCAGTCGCCTGGGATGTCACCGACATCGACAGCGGCCAGTTCGGCATCGAGGTGGTAAGCTAATGGCTCTCCGATGGATTGAAGGCTTCGATGCCGCCACGATTGACGACGGCATGTACCAGCGCCTCTACGACGCTGCTGCCAGTACGCTCAACGCCAACTTCACGCAGGACGACGGCGCGAACTTCCCGGGGGACGAAGCGGTCTCGCAGGACGAGAACATCCTCGTCACGAACGCGCTCGTGTCCCCGGCGAACAACACCTGGATCGTATCGTTCGCGTTCCGCGCGGACGACAACATCGAGATCAACGACGGGGCCATCCCGTACGTTGCCTTGAACAACACGGACGGCGAGCAGATCCGCGTGGAGTTCCTCGACGATGTGGTCACTGACTCCCGCCCGGGTGCGACAGCGTTCTACCGGCTCCGCATCATGCGCGGGGTGACGGAGATCGCGACCAGCATCGAGAGGTTCAACCTCGGAGCGTTCTCGAACGCTGAGTTCGTCTACTTCCAGTTCAAAATCACGATCGACAACGCCGCTGGCGTGGTCGAGGGTCGATACACCTGGATGAACAAGCCGACGCGGAACCCTGCCGCTGGCTACACCACGCTGACCTGGGACGCTGCCGTCTCCAGCGTGGACACGCAGAACCAGACCTCGACCGGCGCTGATCGCGTCGCGATCTCGTTCAACTCGGGCAACACGTCTGACAATGTGACGTTCGACGACATCATCATCATGGACTCCACCGGGACGAAGAACAACGACTTCCCGGGCAAGGTTGCCGTCACTCGCCAGCTCACCGACACCGCTGGTGGCGGGGACGGCGACACGACGAGCTGGACCCTTGCGACGGCCACCTCGACCGAGGATGCGCTCTACGAGCCCGGCCACACGTTGATCGACGACGACAAGCGCCTCACGAGCGACACGATCGGGCAGATCCACCTCATGCAGATGGATGCCCTACAAACCGAGGTCAACGGCTCGCCCATCATCGGGTGCCGCGTGGACCTCCACGGCAAGATGGAAACCTCAGGCTCGCTCAGCATTGGCTTCATGTGGCGCAAGACCACGGCGACTGCCGCGCAGATCGAATTCGGCACGGCGCTCACCGTGTCGAGCACCACCCCCGTAGCTGCTTCGGTCATCGCAGAAGATGACCCGAACACGCTGACGGACTGGGTGCAGGCGGACATGGACGTAATGCAAATCGGCGTCAAGAACAACGGCTAATTAGGAGACTGGAGGCATGGTCGAAGTCAGAATCTCGCGGCAGAACGCCGAGGCCCTCGCTGACGAGGGTACTATCGCAGGAGCGACCCGCATGGACGTGCAGGTCGCCTCTGGGTACGATGCCACCGCCGAGGCGCGCATCTCGCGCCAAGCCGTTGAGGTTCTCGCTGTCGAGCCTAACATCCCGTCTGCTACCCGCATGGACGTGCAGGTCGCCTCCAGCTTCGCAGGCACCGCAGAGGTTCGCGTCTCGCGCCAAGCCGTCGAAGTCCTTGCCGGTCCCGATGCCTCGTCCGCTGCTACCCGCATGGACGTGCAGGTCGCCTCCAGCTTCGCAGGCACAGCCCCGGTACACGTCTCCCGTCAGGCTGTCGAGTGCCTCGCGCGCCAAGGCTCCGCTGGCCCGGTCATCCCGGTCGCGCTTGCTGACGACGCCTGGATCTTCCTGCACAACTGGGCCACCAAGGCCCGGATGAGCACCTCGTTCCGTACGGACGTGCAGGCATCGCCCGACAGTGGTGCCGAGTCCCGCCGTGGCCTGAACGTCAAGCCGTTCCGCACGCTCGACCTGGAGTGGACCATCTGCGACCCCGAGACGGTCTCCGGTGTCGGCTCGCTGGAGGATCTGGAGCGTCTGGAGGTCTTCCTGCGCCGCATGACGAACGACCGCTTCCAGGTCCCGATCTACATGGATCAGCAGGAGCTTGATGCGGACTACCTCGCCGCCGACGACACCATCTTCATCCCTACGAACCAAGGCCGATTCTTCCCCGGCCAGCGCGTAGCGATCGTGCAGCTCGACTCCTGCAACCAGCCCACGAGCTTCACGTTCCACACCATCGACGACATGGAGAACGACCGGCTCACGTTCACCGCCGTCTTGGGCGTGGACATCGCGGCAGGCTCGTACGCCTTCCCGATCATGGACTGCGAGGTCTCCCTGAACGTCGAGGCCGCCTACACGACCGCTCGCGTGCCCACGATCAAGATGACGGTCACGGAAGCTCCGGGAGCCTCCCAGCTCCCGCCGCTCAAGTCCGACACGCCCACGGGCGCGCAGCTTGCTCACGACAACCGCCCCGTGTGGTTCGAGGAGCCCGACTGGACCGCGCCCGTCGTCAAGTCGCGCAGCCGTCAAGGCACCCGCTCCTCCGAGGGCCGCGCCGACTTCGTGAGCGTCGAAGGCGACCGCTCCCGTCAGGGACACAGGTTCAGCATCACCGGCACCCGCGCCGATATGTGGAGCTGCCTGGAGTTCTTCGAGACTCGCCGAGGCCGCCTGCGTTCGTTCTGGTACATCGACCAGGATCAGTACATGGAGCCCATCGAGATCGACGCTGCCACCGGCAACTTCGTCTCAGTCCGTGAGAACACTCTGGATCTCGCAGACACTCAAGAGGAGCTGCAAGGTGAGGCCGTTGGCGTCGTCATGTCGAACGGAGACAACTGGGTCCGCCCGGTGTCCACCGTGGCGGCAGTCCTCACCGTGTTCCGCATCTCGGTCTCCACCCCGTTCCCTCTGGGGCTGGCTCTCGCAGACGTACATCGCGTGGCCCGCGCCCGCTTGGTGCGCTTCGCGAAGGACGAGTTCGTCGAGACATGGACGCACACTGGACTCATGGAAGCCAAGATCAGCGTGATCGAGGTTCTCAACGAACAAGATTTTGAACTCTAGGAGGCACTAGATGGTAAAAGCATACGCACGACCGGAGAAGGAAGGTTTCATCATTGTGACATTCTTCTACGGCACTGGTCTTGGCACGCAAGCCAAGTACACCGACTGGGATCAGCCCTTCCTTGGCGCTACCTCGGAGCCCCGCATGTCGCTGTCGATCCCGGAGAACACCGGCACGTTCGACAAGCGCGAGCTGCGTGTCGTACTCCCCATCGACATCTTCACGAACCGCGCCAGCACTGGAGTCCCGCACTCTCCGATCTACGTCGTCATCGAGGAGCTGACGCAGGGCCTCTTCACCGGGGACCAGTCCTCGCAGAAGATTCTCTACACGGGCCGCGTCATCCGCACGACGCGCAACTACCAGGGCATGAACAACAAGGTCGGCTTCTTCTGCCTGCCGATCAAGTCCCGGCTCGACATCTCGATGGGCCTGCCCTGCAACCACCACTGTGCCTGGACCTTGTTCAAGGGCGGGTGTGGTGTCAGCCAAGGGGCCTTCCAGATCACCGCCGAGATCGACTCTGTGGACGGCTCCGAGATCACGGTGTCGGACGCTACCATGCTCTCCAAGGGAGCCGCTGACGCGCGCTACTGGAAGCGAGGCTACGCCGAGAAGGACGGGCTCCGCATCTCCATCCGCGACTACGACGGCGCGACAGACACGAGCAAGCTCTACATGGCCCGCCCGGTGCCGACCGACTGGGTGGGAGGCTCGGGCGACATCCTCTTCGTGCCGGGCTGCGACAAGACGGTCGAGACGTGCCGAGCGCGCTACAGTGCCGAGCAATACTTCATGGGCCTCGGCTACGCCATCCCCGCCTACAGCCCGAACTTCGAGACGCCCGCATGAGCACGCGCATCTACAGTCCGCGCCTCGTGTGGACCCAAGGCAAGATCGGCGACGTTGCGCTCGATGCGCTCGATCGTGCATTGTACGCATGGCACGGCACGCCCTACGAGTCGGGCCAGAGCTTCATCCAGCGCGGCGCTGACTGCACTGGGGCCGTTTTCGGGGTCATCGACACCATCGACGGGCGGAAACGCCAGGAGCCCGCTGGGTTCCCGCACGACGGTTCTTTGCACGATCGTGCAGGCGCGATCTGCGCCGTGCGCGAGATCGTGCGCCGCTACTCGCCCTGCCACAAGATCGAGGCCGCCGAGGACCGCATGTTCTACGTCGAGCCCGGCGACATCGTGGTGACTGGGATGCCCGGAGGCGGGCCGGGCCACGT